CATCAGTCAGCCCCCTAAGAAAACGAATGACAGATCGTTGTCCTGAAGCGTACCGAATCTGATCAACAGAGTCATTCAGCTCCGGCGTTCTCTCGGGAAACAACTGATCAAGAGCATCAAGCAACTCATCATCAAGACGCTTCGCAATGATGCGCTTCAGTGTGTCGGGGGATTCCATAGCTTGACGGTGTGAGTGTCGAAGTCATACTCGCCATGCCGGAGTATGCGAGCTAGTCGCGCTTGTTGCGTTGCGTATTCGGATGCGACGTATAGATCAAGTTTCTTCTTGACCTGCGCCTGTTCATACGTGCGAACAACAGTTTCCCAACAATCCAGCGGCTGCGAGATGTCAAGGTCTTTGGCGATTCGTGCTGCACTAACCGGGCCGAGCCCTGGACAACCCGGTATTCCATCGGTCGGGTCACCCGATAGGTACTGCTGGTAGGTGAACCGCTCGGCATGTTCGAGCGTGTTCGTCTGGACGACGAGACCATTGATTCGTTGAACCACGAGTCCACGTTCGTCATCAACCTTCTGTCCTTCATCGAACCATACATGGGTGCCAGGAATCTGCATCAAGTCTTTGTCGCGTGCAGCGATAACAACAGGGTCATCCTCTGCCTCGGGCATCGTGGCGAAGATCCCAATCAGATCGTCTGCCTCGATCTGGTGGAAACAAAACGCTGTGGGCTCCGCCAGTAACTCGGCCTTCAACTGCTTGTAGCCAATCGGCTTGGGCTTGCCCTTGCGATTGGCCTTGTACCCAGGGAACACATCTTTCCTGAAGGCACTGGCTTCCGTGAAGCAGTGCCATACGTCGTCAAGTGTCACTGAGTACGCCTCGCACAGTTGCCGCACGCCTTGCCAATAAAGGTCTCGCGCTTCAGGCAGTTCGCTGTGCCGAGTCCACACGTCGTCACCCAGCTGGACCTCGACCTCAGTTGCCATGGCAACCTTGAAGAGGAGCATGTCGGAATCAAGCAAGATCCTCATGCCACCCTCCGAGCTTTCATCGGGGTCGGCAGAACCTTGATGATCTTGGGGATGGTCCCACTCCCCTTGGCTCCTGACACCCACTTGATGTCAACAAGCTCCTCGGTTGCCTGTCTGCTGTAGAACCTGTGATCGCAGTATTGGCAGTGACGGCGCCGGATGATGTAGCTGCATTCATCATCCAGCTTGGACAGGATCACCTTGGTGATCCAGGCGCCACAGCTGGGGCAGTTGGGCCCTGTTGCTGATAACCCCATTGTTAATCTCCATTGGAGGCAAGGTGTTCTAAGTACATCCAGACAGGATCATCTGGATCAATGCCGTGTTCGACGAACCACTCGGCCAGTTCGCGCAGGCTGTAGAAGACAGCGGTGTCAGTGCCGACGCCGCCGATAAAGACGCTGCTCATCCCGTTACGGGTGACGCGCTGGGCATGAACCGTGTCACTCAGCCAGCTGTCTTCCACGATCTGTGCCGATGCGCGGTGCAGGGTCTTTTCCATCTGCCGCATCTCGTATGCGCTCGGCCACGCCACGTATAGCGAGGGCGACGAGATCACACCCTTTTCGTTGAGAATCCAACGACCACTGCTCGATTTCGTCTGCGACGATCTTGAGCGATGACGCCATACGCACCCAATCAGAGAGCGCATACCTTGAATCAGGGAACCAATAAGCGTCCATGCACCTTTGGATCAATGGGATAGCTCCGGATGGTGTCTCGCAGGATTGCGGCTGCGGCACCGTATCCGTTCCAGAAGGCTCGGGCGAACGAGGTTTGGCCATGATCGGAAATGGGTTCGTTGTTGAATTGGCGGACTGCGTTGTCGTACATCGTGTTGAGGAATGACCCGTAGACGGCGTACTTGCTGTCGGCCTCTAGCGGCGCAGTGGAGACGTAGTGACCAAAGAGACCTTGGCTTCCGGGTACTTCGTCCTGGCGTACTGCAGCGCTGCCTGCTTGGTCGGCGCCTTGATCACTTCGATCATCGGCTTTGCCGTTGGGAATAGAACTTTGATCTTCCATAGTGGGTGCTTGGGATCATCGGAAAATGTGCGGCCCCGGTTGATCGGGTTGTATCCCTCGGAGCTGATGATGTTGCTAGAGGTCCGTTTCATGGAACCGGCAGAAAGTTGGCAGGTACTTGAGCTTGCACATGGGGCCCAGCTCCCCCTTTACCCGGTTCTTCTTCAACCAACACGTTGTGGTGTTGGCTTCCTCCTTGTCCTCGGCCCTGGGGTTCCGCTGCAACATGACAACGAAATCTGGGATTTGAGCTAGGGAATGAGATCCTCGTAGTTCGGCAAGCGTGGGCTCGCCGCCTTCTTCGTGCGCCGGGCCAATGCCTCCCGATCTCGATAGGTGGCAGACGACAACCATGGTGAAGTTGAGCTCGACGCAGAGCGTCTTGAGATCCTTGATGCAGCGATCAATAGCCCGACGCTGATCAGTGCCAAGGGCAATACCATCAGCCAGAAGCGAGAAGTGATCAAGGACAACAACTTGACATTGTTCTCCCAGGACATAATGTTTAACGGTGGCAACAAAAGAGTCAAAGTCTTCGCTGCCGAACTTGTCCAGCAAGAAGAGGTTGTCTGCAAAAGCATCCATCGCCTCCTTGATGGACTCAGGATCCCTGGCCTTCCGCTCCTCAGGCTTGTCGAGATGGAGTGGTAGGCCCATCTGCTCCGACAACATGCGCTCAAGGCTGGTGTCACAGCTTTCTTCAAGGCCGATGTAAGCGACCTTGACCTGGTGATCCCTGCATAAGTGCAGCGCAATGCTGCGTGTGAACAGGCTCTTGCCGATGCCGGTCCCGCCAGAGATCATCACCAGCTGCCCGGCTTTCATCCCTTCGGTCATTCGATTCCAACCCGCCCAGGGGTAGGGCAGGCCGAAGCGGCGCTCGGGGTTGAGGATCTTGTTGAGCAGTTCTGGCGCATGGACAATCGCCTCCGGGCGATGGCGCCTTGCGTTGTTGATGGCTTCAAGGATGGCGTTGTAGTCATCCCCCATCCAGGCTTCGTTGGCGTCCTTGTAAGGGAAGCCTCCTGCGATAGCAGCAGTAGGGCCGATAAGTGCAGCCAGATCAGTAGCAGCCTTGCGGCCGGGTTCGTCGTTGTCCATGAAGATGACAACGCGCTTGAAGCCCAGGATGTAAGTGAGCTGATCTGTGCAGGACTTTTTAGCCGAGGCTGCTCCATCAGGGATTGATGCAACTACAAACTTGCTTTGGTGGCGATGCTTGTAGAGGCATTCGTACACAGTCATCGCGTCGATCTCGCCCTCGGTAAGGACGAGCGTTCCGTCGCTGCCTAGGTGCTGACCGAAGAGTTGGATCTTGAGGCCCTTCTCCCGGCCCAGCCAGGCAAACTGCTTCTCCCCGTAGCGGATGTGCTGCGCAACGGTGAGGCCGTTCTCGTCTCGGTAGTTGGCCAGCTGTGCGGGCTGGCCTCGGTAGGAAGCCGAGTCGTAGCCATACATCCGACAGGTTCGCTCTGAGATCTTTCGGGACGAAAGGCCAGAGACCTTGCCTGTCAGCAGGCTGGTCTTGACAGTCACGCTGTCATTGCGTGGCAGGCCGCCAAGCAGGCGCTTAGCAGTGCCGTTCACGTTGGGCTTCCATGGTTGTCCGTCGCTGGTAAAGCGCTGTTGACAGGAGAAGCAGTAAATAGAACCGTCTGGGTACTCGGTTGCTGCGTCCGAGCTTCCACATTCTTCGTTGGGACATGGAATGTGGGTCGTGCTCCCTCTTGCCATTGCTTCATGAAGTCAGGTGGAATGGGGATGGGGCACCAAGCAATGCCGTGCTTAGAGCACCACTCGGCGTAGGTGGTTTTGCTTTGCTTGTTCAACGTCAATGTGGGACGTTGCAGCGCAACAAAGATGGGCAGGCCAGGGTTGTTGAGGATCACCGCCAAGAACTTGGATCGTTCAGCCGGTGGCCACCAGCCCTTCACCTCCACATACACAGAGCCCACCTTGAAGTCGGGGCGGTACTTGCGGTGCAGAACGTAGGAGAATCTTTCGCTCTCGTACTCAGGGGAGTAGCCCTGGTTGATCAGGGCCTGCTCCACTTCGTCCTCAAGCTTTGAGCGACGCTCCTTGTCGTGCTTGTTGCGTACTCGCCGGTTGTACCGGTCAAGCATCGGCGGCTAGGGCTGCGGCGATGGAGTCGATCTCCTCGGGTACCCAGCCGCCTTCGATGGGGGGCAGTTCTTCCTCGGTCTTCTTGAGCTCGGCAACCTGGAAGCCCTTGATCTGTAGGGACACGCCCTTGGAGCCGGGCATGTCGTACACGTAAATGTCGTAGACGACCTTGCCCGTCGTCCCAGCAGGCACGCGGGGGATGGTGCCAGTCACGATGCGACCCAGGCTGTCGTACAGGGCAGGCGGGGTGTTGGTTTTCTGCTCGCCTGTCTTGGTCTGATAGGTGGTGTTGCGCTTGAAGTTCCAGAGAAGGTTCTCGGGATCAGGCTCCAGCTCGCCTTCTTCGTTGCGCTTCATGCTGGGCTTGTAGGGGAAGCGCAGCTTGTCGTCTGTCGCTGGGAACTTCGGGTTGGCTGCACGTTTGGCAGCGACTGCAGCCTGAATGTTCTGGATGATCGAGTCGGAATCCTCAAGGCTCAGAACGAAGCCAAGGTTCCATTCGACCTTGCCGCTGTTGGGGTTTTCGCGTGGTTCGACGACGTTGCCGAAGACCATGGCGCCGATTGGTGTGACCAGGTTGGGCACGAATTACTCCTGATGAAACGTGGATGGGCGGGTCTTACATGGCGTGGACCGAAGCTCACCACCAATGCCCGCTGGGCTAGATGATAGAGGCAATGTTGAATGCTGTCAACAAAGCATCAACAGAAAAGGTAGCTGTTTTCACCAATGCGGCTTCTGTCCAGGGTGCCGATGATCGGAGGCGCCAAGACCTCTTGCCCCACAAGGGATTCGACCATTCCCTGATGCTTGGTCAGCCAGTCCACCGAGTAGAACCGATGCCACTGGTCGTTGAGCTCTGACTGCAGCGTTTCAACATGCTCCAAGGTGGTGCCGAAGCAGTCATGAATCGTGGAGATCGGATGCTTGTACGTCCCCCAGTGCGATACAAAGCGCTGCAGGAACGCTGCATCCATGCTGTGGATGTAGTCAGGCACAAGCTTCCGAGCGGTCTTGCGCTTGTCAGGCTTACAACCTGAGTTGTCCGAAAGGTTCACTCGGATCGTTCGCTTTGCCAGGTTCAACTCGATGGTGTCCCGCTCGGTGGCTGACTGATAGGACTCAATCGCCATGCCATTGGGCGTGAACCAATACGGTCTGAGGCCTGCATCTATTTGCAGGTTGCTCAGGTGAGTGAGCCAGCGGCTCAGTCCCTTCACATGTGGCAGCGCCTCCGCCACCACTGCATTGACCGTGGTGGCCAGGACTAACGCCAGATCCAGAACGCGCAGCCCTTCGTCGGTCAGGAAGTCCCCGACCTCATCGCGCAGGTAGATCTTGATGGCCTCGGCCAGGCTGAGGTAGCTGCGGCCGTAGATCACCGGCATCAGCGTCTTCTTCCACAGGGACCTGGGGATCTGATGCTCACGCCACCAGTGGTAGGCCTTCAGCTTGTTCTCTGGATGCTCTTGCTCGCACTGCCAGCGGATCCTGGTCTCAACCAGGCGACCGATGCCCAGGTACAGGTCAGCCGGCTTGCTGCCGATCACGTTGGTGTACTGAGCCAGGATCCCGTCGCCTGTCAGGCAGGCCACATGACCCCAGCCTGAGCAGGTCTGGTCCAACCAGTGGATCGTCCCGCTGCAGTAGCTGGGGTCCTGCGTGTAGTGGAACCAGTCACGGCACAGCTGGATCAGTCGCCAGGGCTCCTTCGCCTGCTCCCAATAGCCAACGTTGCCCAGCGGATCGCCGCCGACCCTGGCCAGTACGGGCGACATGAGCTCCAGGTAGTTCAGCCGGTCCTGAGGGTGGGGGGCTGTGCCAACCGCCTCGCCCAGGCTCCAGGCAAAGGCCTTCTCGTGCCCCTTGATTGGGCTGCGCTCCTGGAACTGCGTCATGCAGCGCAGGTGGTCAGGGCCTTGGATGTTGAGCTGTGCTCCACGGCTGTAGAGCCGGCCGCGGTGGTCCATGTGCCACACGAACCAGATCGCGGGCGCTTCCTCCAGCCGGTGGTATGCGATCAGTGCATTGATGAAGCGGGACCGTTGGCTGTCCTTCCGCTGGTCCGACTTCCACTTCCATACCGCCTTCCAGTAGGCAGAAGGACCTAGGCCCTGCTCCCTGAACTCCGCATCAACGGGCTCCGAGATGCGATCACGCTTGGGCAACGCACCGATCTCGTGGCCGAGGTTCCAACAGGCTTCTGTCAGAGCGACCTGGGCATGGTCCAGCTGGTAGGCCTGGTCCTGCAGCAGGTTGATGCTGTTGAGCACGCAAGGCAGCATCCGCTTGCTGACCTCAGGCCACCGCTCCCAGGCCACGGTGCTCACCGTTGAGCCGATGCTCAGGTACCCACCTCCGGTATGGCCAGGCCACGGCCGCGGCGGCTGGATCATCGGCATGTACAGGGGCCGGAAAAGGACGGCGGCCTCCCGCCAACGCTTGAGGTAGTCCCAGTACAGCTGGCTGTAGCGGACCATCTTCACGGTCTTGCGGAACTGGGTGGTCACGTAGATCTCCAGCATCCGCGTGCTCTCGGCCACGCACTCAACAAAGAAGGCGCCCAGGGCAGCCCGCTCCACATGGGACAGCTCGCGGTAGGCCGCGGCCTTGCGGAAGCCTTTATCACGGAGCCGCTTGCGGATCAGCCCCATCGACAGGTCGTTGTTGCTGGCCAGCCGCAGGCCCTGCAGGTGGAGGCCCTTCCCCCATGAGGGGTGGGTCAACCAAAGGACGTACTCAGCACGCTTGCCGATGACGGTGCAGATCTGGTTGTAAGGCCGCTCATCGTTGAGGTTGCCGAGCAGGTAGGCAAAGCTCTCCAAGGCCACATGTTTGACGGCCTCAGAGCTGTGCATCAGGGCCCAAATGTGACGCTGACGACCCGGAGAATGCTTCGACTTCTCATAGATCTCCTGGACCTTTTGCAGGTACAGATTGGCAAGACGCTGGATGATTGTTCCGCTGGCCCCCTTCTGCCAACCGTCACGAAGTACGCGGCTTGCGCCAGTGGATCTGCACCATTCTTCGAGCTCAAGCTGTGGTTGCGGCGGTTGCTTGACAGCGTTTGATTGTTGATCGGCCATTCTCGGAGATCTCAGTGGGGATCCCCTGTGAGGGCTGGCTTCTTGCCTACTGGCAATCTTTGCTCGGATTATGAGTCCGCTGCATTCACCAGATTGCTAGACCCCCACAAGGGTTTTGGGCGGTTTGGTTGCATTTTGGTTGCTCTGGTTGCAACCAAGTCTCAGGTACTAGACAGCGTTCAACATTGGAGGAGCTCCTGAAGGTTGATACCGGCGGCGTGGATGTACCGCTGGGTGACGGCCAGGTTCTTGTGGCCTGCCCACTGCTGGATCGCAGGGGCCTGCCAGCCAAGACGTGCCAGCTCGGTGATTCTGGTGTGGCGCAGCGTGTGGATGACCCATTCGCGTCGCACAGTGTCACCTAAGCCGAGGGCATCGCAAGCCTCATGCTTGGCATCGTTGTAGTTGCACAGGTACCACCAGTACGAGATCCGGAAGACCTTGCTGCCACCCCTGGCCTTCATCGCCTTGACGATGGAAAGCACCTCGTCATCCATCGGAATGCGACGAGGCATGGCTCCCTTGGTTTTCACAAACTGTAATGTTCGTGCCCCAAGGTCCACCCTGTCCCAGGTCAGGTCCAGCGCCTCGCCCACACGGCAACCAACGCGACGCAGGAACAGGGTGAGTGCCACAGCCATGCGGTGCTCCCGTTTTTCCATCGCGTCGAGCATGGCCCCGAACCACTCGTCTGGAATCACCAGATCGCGTGGCTCCGGCAGCGGCAAGGTCCGCCCCTCGGGCATGAGGGGCATCTGATTGATGAAGCCCAGCCGGCAGGCTCGCTTCAACATGACGCTGGCCGCGTTCAGGTACTTCCTGATGGTGGTGTTGCTCAGGGGCTCACCCCCTGGCCCCGCGATCCGAAGTTCGGCCACCAGATCATCGAGGCGGGCCATGGTGAGCTCGCTGATGTGGGTGTCAGAGCCCAGCAACCGGGCCAGGCGCTGCGCGTTCTGAAGCTGCGAGGGATCCTTCCCTGCCCAGTCCAACCGCTCGCACAAGCGAACTAGCTGGCCAACAGAGCCGGTGGCAGGCGCCACCTCCTTGACCTCCTGGGCCTTCAGCTGTTGAGCCATGGCGGCCTTGGCCGCGGCCTCCCATTGCGCGGCCTCCTGTTCGGTCTCGAATGACTTCGAGATTCGGCCTGTTTCAGTTGTGATTTGAGCGAACCACTTATTGCGGTCACTCCGAAACCGTACCGCCATAGCTAATCATCTCCAGAAGGTGCAGAAAATCGGTGCCTTTCTTAGTCAAATAAACCTGCTTGATCCTTTCGTCATGCGGGTTGTCGCGGGTTTCAATCCAGTGCATGGTGGCGTTGCTGATCTGATCGCTACGCCCCTTAGAACCCAGAACATCCACTGCTCGGGAGACAGCGGAAAGAGTCAGGCTGCAGTCCGCAGCAAGCTCGGACTGGGTTTGACCCGGCTTCAGGGCAATGGCCAGCAACAGCTCAAGCTGACTGGCCCGCAACTGGGCATGCTCACGTCGGCAAAAACGCATTGCCGCGTGGAGCTTGGATAGGTTTGACATTGCAAGGTGCTCTCGCAATGTCAACCTAAGTCAACCGTTGAGCATTGGCAGCATTGCTTGACTGCATTCAACGTCACTTACGCCTTGAAAAAGCATTAAGTCTGACGGGAATAAAGTCCACAATAAGGCACATGTGCAGCAGAATGCAGCACTCAAATCGCACTGCTCTAGTAGCCCCATTGTGAAAAGCCATGGTGGGGACCTCTAGCAAACGTTTGCGGCTCCGGGAGACGCTCAGGTAGAAGTCCACGGGCAACCAGATGCTCACGCCAGATTTCGGCGTGTTCCGCGGTAAAGAACTGTGAATCACCGGAAGCTACAGAAAGTGCAGAAACAGTTAAGCCAATGACTAAACCAAGGAAGTGCGGAGCCTTCACTTTTCATCCCCCAGAGGAAAATTAACAGTTTCACTGGCCAGCTTTTGACTATCGAACGCAGTCAAGTTCTTGGCATCAAAAGACGGCACGAGGCCGCGGCCTTCCCACCTCCAGCCGAGGCCAATTAAGGCCTCAACATGGTGTGCCACGAGGGTTTCAGTGTCCATCACCAACCCCCCTTATCCCAGCCGCAGTAGGTGGATTTGCTGTTCACGCAGTTCTTCATCCGTTGATCCTGAATGCTGTAGATCTGCTGCTGTATGCTGTTGATCTGCTGCTGCTGGGATTGGCCCCATGGCTGCCCATAAGG